TCGGCGAGTGGGTTTACATGCTCATCGTTTCGGCGATGCTGCGTGGGAATACCTACGGGATCATCACTCGCCGGGATTCGATGGGCTATCCGGTGCAGGTTGACTGGCAGAACCCGGATCAGGTGCAGCCGCAGGTTGTGAACGGCGTCAAGTCGTACCTGATCCACGGTCGGACGATCATGCCTGAGGATATGGCGCACTTCCGGGCGTTCCGCATGCCCGGTCTCGACGTGGGTCTGTCGCCGATCAAGTTCGCTGCCACGGCGATCAACCGTGAGGCAGCGATTCAGGCGTTCAGCTACGGCTACTTCGCTGATGCCCCGTCACCGAAGGCGGTCATCACTTCGACTGAGCCGATCGACGCCCAGCAGGCCGAGGTGTTGAAGAAGCGCATCCTGGCGAGGCTGGTCGGGCGTGAGCCACTAGTCCTCGGCGCCGGCGCGACCTACAAGCCACTGTCCGTCAGTCCTGAGGAGTCGCAGTTTCTGGCGACCCAGAAGCTGGGCGTGGCTGAGATCTGCCGGGTGTTCGGTGTGCCGCCCGAGATGGTGGCCGCCGAGGCTGGCAACTCCATGACCTATTCGAACGTGGAGCAGCGCGGGATTGACTTCCTGACCTACAGCATTCAGCCGTGGCTCACGAAGATCGAGAACTTCATCTCGGCGATGCTGCCGGGTGGTCAGCACGTTCGGTTCGATCCGTCCGCGCTGCTCCGCACTGACATCAAGTCTCAGATGGAAGCGACCGCGATCGGTATTGCGTCCAAGCAGGTCACCCCGGATGAGGCTCGCGCGATGCGGGATATGCCGCCGTTGACCGCTGCACAGAAGGCGATCTTGGAACTCGTACCGCTCACGGTATCTCCGAGTGGGCGCCCGACCGTGCAGCCGTTGGGGTCCGCTCTGCCGATCGCTCAACTTGAACCGGGGACTCAACCAGCAGTAGTGCCGCCGACAGGAGCCCCCGCGTGAAGATCATCGAACGGCGTATGGCCGTGGCAGGGCTGGAAGTCCGCGACGCCTCCGATGGTGTCGAGATCTCCGGTTACGCCTCGACCTACAACGACCCGTACAGCATGGGCTGGTACACGGAGACGGTAGCGCCGGGTGCGTTCGACCGGACCTTGCGCCAGAACCCGGATGTGCGGCTGCTCATCAACCATGACGGTCTGCCGTTGGCTCGCACGACCTCGGGAACGCTGACGCTGGATCACTCGGACCCTCGCGGCCTGCGGGTGACTGCTCGCCTGGACCCCTCGGACCCTGACGTGGCGTCACTGATTCCGAAGATGCGCCGCGGCGACCTCAACCAGATGTCCTTCGGTTTCCGTACCGATGAGGACGAATGGTCGCAGGACATGTCCCAGCGGACCCTTCGCCAGTTGAACCTGCACGACGGGGACGTGTCGATCGTGACCTACCCGGCGAACCCGAACGCGTCCGTGGCGATCCGTGCCGCTGGCCCGAATGCTGAGGCGATCACTGCCGCGATGCGCTGCCTCGAAGCGCGTGACGCGTCGCAGGAGGACATCGCAAGTGTCCTGACTCGCGCACTGGGCTACTTCACCGCCGTGGACGCGATCGTTGACCACGCGCAAGCCGATGTTGCGGAAGCGCTCGGCGTACCCAACCCCGATGACGACGGGGACATGACTCCGGAGGACGACGCGGCTGCCCGCAGTGCGGCTGCCCTGTTGGAAATCCGGAAGCGGCGCCTCGCGCTGCAGTAGTACCAGCCACCTCCCGGCATCCCGGCTCACTCACGCCTTAGCGGGCCTGAGTGCCCCGCTGTGCAGCGAAAACGGCGAACCCAACCGTTACTCCCACTGTCCCAGAGAGGACACGCAATGAGTCTTTACGACCAGATGCGTGAGCGCCGGGAAGCCGTCAAGGCTGAACTGCTCGCCATCCTAACCGCCGCCGAGAACGCCGAAGGCGGTGCTCGCAGCCTGACCGCTGACGAGGATGCCACCTATAGCGCCAAGAACGAAGAGCTCCGCCAGATCGACGCTCGCATCCACGAGCTGCAGGAGATCGAAGAGCGCCAGGCCGCCGCGGACAAGTTCCGGGCGCCTGTCACCGCTTCGCTGCAGGTCAACGAGCCTGACATCTACACCAAGGAAGGTCGCAACGGCTACTGGACCGACCTCTACCATGTCACCAAGCACAACGACCCGGCTGCGCGTGAGCGGCTGACCAGGCACGCTGCACGCGAGGCGGCTGAAACCCGCGCGGTCGGCAACACCAACGCTGCAGGCGGTTCCGGTGGAGAGTGGGCGCCCCCGACGTGGCTCGTCGGCGACTGGATCAACCTGATCCGCCCGGCTCGGGTGACCGCGAACCTGTTTAGCCACGAGGACATCCCCTTCGGTACCTCCTCGCTGAACTACCCGAAGCTCACCGGTGGAACCACCGTTGCGCTGCAGTCCACGCAGAACTCGGCACTGTCGTCCACCGACCCGACCACTGGCTTCGTTCAGACCGGATTCTCTACCCTCGGTGGCAAGATCGTCGCCAGCCAGCAGATCCTCGACCAGGGCCGGAACTTCGACCAGGTCATCACTCGGGATCTCGCAGCTGCCTACGCTCAGCAGGTCGGTACCCAGGTGTTCACCGGCACGGGCACCGGCTCTGGCACCAACTCGGTCATCAACGGTCTCGGTGCGGCCACCATCGGCTCCACTCAGACATGGACCCAGGCGTCACCGACCGCTGGTGGCTTCTACGGGCAGACTGCGGCCCTGTTGCAGAAGTTCCTGTCTGCGCGCTTGATGAACCCGAACTGCTTCGTCATGCACCCGCGGCGCTGGTACTGGATGGAGTCGTCCCTTGACTCCACCGGTCGTCCGTTCGTTGTTCCGTCCGGCAACGCCTACAACCCGCTCGCGATCGAGGCAAATGGCCCCGTCGCTGCTGGCTACGTCGGCACAATGCACGGCCTTCCGGTCGTGATTGACCCGCTGGTTCCGACCAACCTCGGCGCTGGCACCAACCAGGACATCGTCTACCTACTCAAGACCGATGACCTGGTGCTCCTCGAATCCCCCCCGCAGGCCGAGGTTTTCCGCGAGCCCTATGCGGACTCGATGGGCGTTTTGTTCAGATTGTACGCGTACGTGGGCACCATCCTCAACCGTCACACGGAATCGATTGGTGTCCTGACCGGTACCGGTCTCGTTCCGCCGACCTTCGCCAGCTAGTCCGATCCGCCTGGCGGTGGCTGACGCAAGTTGGTCACCACCAGTCGGAACCCGATCGAAAGGAAACGCCCTATGGCTGACCATTACACCGCGGAATCTGATAACGGATTCGTGGACGCGACCCTTCCGAACGCTGTGGAAGAGGCTCGGCGTAAGCATCACCTCGCGTCCGCTGATCCTGACATCGACGGCACCCTGACCGGGCCGGCACATGAGGCGAAGTATGGCCTGGAGCGGGCAGAGTCCTCTGCTGCACTCTGGACCGCCGATGGCGTGCACCCGATCGAGAACGGCGCGCTCGTAAAGGATGACGCCGAATCCGCTACTGCTCCTACCGGTGGGCACGCTGCCCCGGAAGAGAAGAAGTAGCACCTGTGGACAGCCGCCGTACCCGACATCCCCGTGAGGGTGCGGCGGCTCTACGGGTCCATGCGCTGCTCCTGGAATTGGAGCAGGCGCTGAACGAGGACGACACCGAAACTATCGCGCGGGTTCGTGAGCAGCTTGACGCTGCGCGCGGGCCGCGTTCTGGGTACGAGACGAGAGGCTGACCTGTGTCTACTGTGCTCGGCGCACCGGTACGCCTCACCGCCTCGTTCTATGACATGTTCGCGACGCTGGTGGACCCGTCCACGGTATCGGTGAACCTGAACCTCCCCAACGGGACAACCGTCAACTACACGGCGGTAAGGGACTCTACTGGGGTCTATCACTACGACTACACGCCCGCTGCGACCGGTATCTATGACTACTGGTTCACGGGCACCGGCTCGAACGCTGCGACGCAGGCCGTGGACACGTTCACGGTTGTTCCGTCCGCTTCGACCGCGCTGATCTCGTTGGCTGATGCGAAGAACCAACTCAACAAGGCCGCGACCTCGATTAATCCGCTGTCGTCTGACAACTCCGAGATCCTAGGCTTCATCACCGCGGCGTCTGAGATCGTGAACAAGCTGTGCGGCTACTCGCGCCCGACGTCGTTCACTGAGTACTCGACGCCGAAGTGGAACGCGCTGGCGACGCCCAACAACGTCTATGCGTCGCTGGTGGTTCGCCGGCTGCCGCTATGGACGGTCACTTCGATCGTCCCGCAGTTCTACGGTGGCGCGCTGAGCCTGACGGGGCTCGTGACGGACCTTGACGCTGGGATCGTCTATATCCCCATCACGTCGCTGGTTGTCGGCTACATCGGCCCTGTGGCGATCACGTACCAGGCTGGGCGCGCGAGTGTCCCGGTCGTTCTGCAAGAGGCAACCATGCTGATCGTGCAGGGCATGTGGGAGTCCCAGCGCGGTCCGGCGATGAAGCCGATGATGGGTGACGATTCGATGGTCATGGCGCCGGGGGTCGGGCAGTACATTCCGGCTCGGGCGCTGGAGATGATGAAGCAGTCTCCGTACTTCGCGGCTCCGGTCGCGGGATGAGCACGTCCGCTGTCCCGTACCTGATCGACTACCTGGTGGCCACCTCGAAGGCGAATGTCAACCTCGGCGCGCGTGCCGTGAACCCGGTGACCATTCAGGATTCGGTCTCGGCGGTTGACGACTGGCCGCAGTTCCAGTTGTGGATCGGTGTCGATGACCAGTGGTTGCTGAATCCGTCCGCTAACCCGTTCGTCACGTCTGCGACGACCACTCAGCAGTGGATCGGTATAGGCGCGAGGCACCGCGAAGAGATCGTGACGCTGAAGTGCGCTGCCGATTCATGGTCGGGTGATGGCGAGACCGCTGCGTCTCTGGCTCGGCTGCAGGCTTACGGGATCATGTCGGCGTTCGAGGACATGACCCGCAATGATGCCAACGCGGGCGGGAACGTCCTGTTCACCGATCCCGGCGTCACCAACACGAGCCTGTATCAGGGTCAGATCAACGTCGGGTCGCGCGCCATCGTCGGCTTCGACTTCGTGTGCCTCGCGCGCATCGGCGCATAGCCCCAACCTCTACCAACCCTTT